AACTCATCCCAACGAAAATTAATCTACCCCAAATACAAAATGAATCGTAAATCTTCTCCTGATAACGAGGAGAAGATTGATTCTTTTAATAGACAGAAGACAAGGGTTAAACAATACCTTGAGGAGATGTTTGTAAGACAATTAGAGATTGAAAATTCAGAAGCTGATGATCTTATATCATTTTACTGTCAAATATCGTTAGATGAAGAGAAAACCATATTTTCTAGTGACAAAGACTTAACTCAATTAATTTCTGAAAACGTATCTATCTATTCGCCAAATTCTAAGACTTATTATAAGTTTGGAGATAAAATTAAATTTAAGGATTGCTCAATACCCCACTATAATGTTATGACCTTTAAGATTCTTGCTGGTGATACTTCAGATAACATTGATGGTATAAGTCTAATGGGAGAAAAAACTTTAATTAAGTTTTTCCCTGAAATACTTGATTCAGAAGTATCTTTGACCGATATTTTACAAAAGAGTAAAACTTTATTAAACGAAAAACAAAAAAATGTTGCATTAAGTAATCTACTTAGTGGTAAAACAAAAGAGGGCATTTTGGGAGATGAATTTTTTAAGATCAATAAAAAACTCGTAGATTTGTCCGAACCTCTTATTGACGATGAGGGGAAAGAAATGGTTAGGTTATATTATTCTGAGTCGATGGATCCCGACGGAAGAGGACATAGAAATCTGATTAGAATGATGATGGAAGATGGGTTTTTTAAATACTTACCGAAGGGTGACGACGCTTGGGTAAACTTTTTAAAGCCTTTCATGAAATTGACAAGAAAAGAAAAACAAAAATTTAGAAACAAAAAAAACTAAAAAACAAACAAATGAAAGAACAGGATATTACAAAAGTAGAATTTTTGTTAATGTGTAACGATAACATCGTGGTTCAACGTTTCTTCAACGTTAGAGGGTTCAATAGAAACGCTCACAAATCTGAAGAATTTTATAATCATATTGACAGATTATGTTATGAATTAAAGTATGATTTAAAGATGCGTTCTGTGGTTTATATGTTGGACAACCAATATGAAATTTTAGAGACACCAGAACTTTTAAATACGTCAATTACTGACGGACCTGAAAATTTTAACCTAATAATTAAGGTTGGAGACATGACAATTTGTCATAGACAATTTGACGCAAAACCTTACCCACCGAAGGTAAGATACACCGTAGACCTACGCCCGAAGTTAAAAGCTATCATGGCTGAGTTGACTGACATTTTTTCAGGCAGAAAATTTAATTATTTTTACCCAGACTTTATCAAAAACTAGTACTATTTATCTTTACTAACAGAGAAAAAAAATATGGCGACTAGTAAAAATTTTGAGTATTTAGGGAACACATTTCAATTACAATTATTAAATCAAATTATTGTAGATAAGGAATTTTCACACTCAATTCTCGACGTAATCGAGAACAATTATTTTGAAAACAAGTATTTCAAAATAATCATACAGATGGTGAAAGAATACTATCTAAAATATGATCACACACCATCATTTGAAACACTTGATCAGATCACAAAATCTGAACTACAACAGGCGGTGGCATCTAAAATTGTGTTAGACACAATTAAGAAAATTAAGGACGCACCTATCGATGGCGTAGGTTTCGTGCAAGAAAAGGCTTTGAAGTTCTGTAAACAACAAGAACTTCAAAAGGTAATGGGAAAGGCACAAAAGATCATTGACGGGGGTGAGTTTGAAAACTACGATACCCTTGAAGAGATGGTGAAGACGGCCCTACAGGTCGGAGCAAAAGATACATCAATGTTGGATGTATTCTCAAACCTTGAACAAGTACTTGAGGATGATTACAGACACCCAATTCCAATGGGAATACCAGGAATTGACAGATTATTAAAGGGAGGTTTGGCAAAAGGAGAAATTGGCGTTATCTTAGCACCTACGGGAGTTGGTAAGTCAACCATTTTAACCAAGATGGCAAACCACGCATTTAATCTCGGATTTAACGTACTACAGATCTTTTTTGAGGACAACCCAAAGGTTATCCAAAGAAAACACTTCACCTTATGGACTAAGGTTCACCCTGACGATTTGTCAGAAAAAAGAGATGAGGTAATGACTAAAGTTAGAGAAATCGAGGAGTCAATGCCAAACAAGTTGATTATGAAGAAGTTACCATCTGATACTATGACGATGTTACAAATCAAAAATCAAATTAGAAAAATGGTTTCTGACGGGATTAAAGTTGATATGATCGTTTTAGACTATATCGATTGTATCGTTCCTGATAAGAACTTAGGTGATGAATGGAAGAGTGAAGGGTCTGTGATGAGAGCATTTGAGGCTATGTGTCACGAGATGAATATTGTTGGATGGACTGCAACGCAAGGTAACAGATCGTCTATTTCATCGGAAGTGGTAACAACAGATCAAATGGGTGGATCAATTAAAAAGGCTCAAGTAGGCCACGTAATTATATCGGTGGCTAAGACATTACAACAAAAAGAATTGAAGTTAGCAACCATAGCAATTACAAAATCACGTATCGGTGATGATGGGGTTGTATTTGAGAATTGTAAGTTCGATAATGCGATGATTGAAATTGATACCGAAAGCTCAATGACGTTCCTTGGTCTCGAAGAACAAAAAGAAGAGAGACAAAGACAAAGAGTTAGGGAACTTCTCGATAAGAGAAAACAAAAAGAAACAAATTAATAAATAATTAAATTATAAACATGGAAAAAATACTAGTTGAAAATCCTGGTCGATTCGTCATCTTCCCTATTGAACACAACGATATATGGGAATTTTACAAACAACACCAAGCCGCGTTTTGGACGGCAGAAGAGGTGGATTTAAGTAATGACATCAGAGATTGGGAAACATTAACGGACAATGAAAAATACTTCGTTAAAAATGTATTGTCATTCTTCGCAGCGTCTGACGGTATCGTGAATGAAAACTTGGCGGAAAATTTCTACCGAGAAGTACAATACCCTGAAGCGAAATTCTTTTACGGATTTCAGTTAGCGATGGAGAATATCCACTCTTTAATGTATTCACTATTGATTGACACATACATCAGTAACCCAAAAGAGAAAGATGAATGTTTCAACGCAATAGATAGATTACCTGCGGTTCAGAAAAAGGCTAAGTGGGCGTTAGAATGGATCGAAAAAGCATCATTTGCTGAAAGATTAGTAGCGTTTGCTGCCGTTGAAGGAATATTCTTTTCAGGTTCATTCTGTTCGATATTCTGGATGAAATCAAGAGGTATTATGCAAGGTTTGTGTAACGCTAATTCACTAATCTTTAAAGATGAAAACCTACATTGTGATTTTGCAATTCACTTATTGAATAATCACTTAGAGGACAAACCATCCGAAAAACGTATCAAAGAAATTATGTTATCGGCACTTGAAATTGAAAAAGAATTCATTACTGAATCATTACCAGTTTCACTTATCGGAATGAACTCTAATCTGATGAAACAATACCTTGAGTTTGTTGTTGATGGATTATTAGTTAAGATGGGATGTAGTAAAGAATTTAATGTAGAACAACCGTTTAAGTTTATGGAACAAATCGCGGTTGAAACTAAAGGTAACTTCTTCGAATCAAGAACTATGGAGTACCAAAAGGCTAAATTGAACGAGACCATAACATTTACAGACGATTTTTAAATTATAATATATGTCATTGAAAATAATAAAAAGAGGGGGAGAGATCGTACCTTTTAATCCACAGAAAATTTACAACAGAGTAAAACGATCATCAAAAGGTCTTAATGTTAATTCAGATGAAATTTTCATTAAGGTAATTACATCGGTACCAACTGAGGGTGAGGTAACAACAAAAGAATTAGATAAGTTGGTTTATGAGATTGCGGCATCGTATACTGGTAGTCATCACGACTACTCAAGGTTGGCGTCTTCAGTTGCAATATCATCATACCACAAAGAAACCAACGATAGTTTTTCCCAAACTATGATGGAACTTTATGAGGATGGTATCATCAACGAAAAGTTGATTGAAACAATCAAAGAGTATGGTGAAGATACGATTGACTCGGCTATCAATCATGAAAATGATTATAACTTTGATTACTTTGCTTGGAGATCTCTACAAGAAATGTACTTATTGAAAAAATCAAATGGTAAAGTAATCGAAAGACCACAACATATGTATATGAGAAT